CGCACGACACGATGCGCTTTTACGCAGCATCCGATCATGCGGTGACGCTCGCCAAGCACGGCGACAAGACCTGCCTGATGGTGGTCGGCGTCGACACTGCCGATCACGTCTGGATCATGCCCGACGTGGTGTGGATGCGGCTCGACTCAGCCGGCGCCGTCGAGGGCATGCTGGTGCTGATCGAAAAGTACAAGCCGCAATTCTGGTGGGCCGAGAAGGGCGCGATCGAGAAATCGATCGGGCCGTTTTTGCGCAAGCGCATGCTCGAGAAGCGCGTGTTCTGCGTCATGGATCCGATCGCACCGGCCAACGACAAGGAGCAGCGCGCGCAATCGATCCAGGCACGCAGCGCGATGCGGATGGTGCATTTCCCGACGTGGACGCGATGGTGGGCCGAGGCGCAGGACCAGATCCTCAAATTCCCCAATGGCGCGAAAGATGACTTTGTGGATACTCTCTCGCTCATCGGTCTCGGTCTGTCGAAGATGCGATCGCGCAACCGGCAAAAGCCGCCGGAGCAGATCATCCAGGAAGGCACGTTCGCGGCGCTGTGGAAGGGCACCAAGCACGCTGAGCGGCGCGAGCGACAGAAGAAGGCTTTGAGCGGATGGCTATAGACCCGATGGATCCGAACGCACCGCCGCCGGTCGAAGACAACGCCGCCGGCCTGATGCAGATGCTCGCCGCCGACCAGCAGCAGACCGGCGACAAGAAAGACATCATCGATCGCGAACCGCCGGATCCGCCGGAGCAGCGCGCGCGCCTGGTGCGCGCCTGGGCCTCGCGCATCAAGGCAGCAAAACAACACTGGAAGCCGGCCTTCGATCGCATGCGGGAGGACATGGATTTTGCCTTCGGCAAGCAGTGGTCGAAGAACTCCGACGACACGCGCTACAGGGCCAACCTGACGCTGCGCATGGTGGCGCAGAAGACCGCGTTCCTCTACGCCAAGAACCCGAAGGCCGTCGCGCGCCGGCGCGAGCGTCTCGACGCCACGCAATGGAACGAGACGCAATCGCAGATCACCTCGCTGATGCAGGCCGGCGCCATGTTTGCCAGCCAGTCAACGCAGCCCGGCGCCCCGCCAGGCATGCCGCCGATGGCCGCGGCATCGGGGCCGGCCGGCCTCGCCGGCAACATGATGGGCAACCCGATGGCGATGCAGGTGGCGCAGCAGGGCATGGCGATCATGCAGGATGCCGCCAAGGTGCGCTCCGAGCACGAGATGCTCGACAAGCTCGGCAAGACCCTCGAGCTGCTCTACAAATACAACATCGACGAGCAGGTGCATCCGTTCAAGATGATGATGAAGCTCGTAGTGCGGCGCACCGTCACCATGGGCGTCGGCTATGTGAAGCTCGGTTTTGAGCGGGTGATGTCACAGCGGCCCGACATGGAGAAGGGCATCGCCGATGCGAGCGAGCGCCTGGCCACCCTCGAGCGCCTCTCGGCCGACATGGCCGATGACCAGTTCGACGAGAACTCCAAGGAGGCCGAGCAGTTGCGGTTGCTGATCGAGGACATGAGCAAACAAGCCGAGTTCGTCGCGCGCGAGGGGCTGACCTACGATTATCCGATGCCGACCAACATCATCCCCGACGTGGAGTGCGTCGAACTGCGGCATTTTCTCGGCGCCGGCTGGGTCGCCGAGGAGTTCCTGCTCACGCCGCACGAGGTGCAGGAGATCTACAAAAAGGACGTCGGCAAGAGCTACACCGCCTACCACCGCGACGACGTGCGCGGTGCCGCTCCTTGGACGCTGACGAGTGCGAACTGGAACACCGGTTCGTCGAGCGACGACAAGGAATGCGATTTCTGCTGCGTCTGGCAGATCTACTGCCGCAAGGACGGGCTGGTGTACGAGGTGTGCGACGGCTACGAGGACTTCCTGCGCGAGCCGGCCTCACCGGAGATCTACAACGAGCGCTTCTATCCCTGGTACACGCTGCTGTTCAACGAGGCGCCGAACGAGAAGGAAATCTTCCCGCCGTCCGACGTGCGGCTGATGATGGACATGCAGCGCGAATACAACCGCTGCCGCGAAGGTCTCAAGGAGCAGCGCATCGCAGCTCGGCCGTTCACTGCGGTGGTCGCCGGCGCGATCGAAGAAGACGATCTCAACAAGCTCGCCGAGCGCGAGGCGAACGCAATCATCGAGCTCAACGCGCTGCAGCCCAACCAGGACGTCAAGCAGCTGCTGCAGGCTTACGCCGGTCCCGGCATCGACAACAATCTCTACGAGGTGAACCCGGTCTACGAGGACGTGTTGCGCGTCACCGGCGTGCAGGAAGCAAACCTCGGCGGCACCAGTGACGCCACCGCCACGCAGGCGAACATCGCCGAAGGCTCGCGCATGACGTCGATGGGATCCAACATCGATGATCTCAACGACCTGATGACGCAGATGGCGCGCAATGGCGGGCAGATCCTGCTCACCGAGGTGTCGCGCCCGACCGTGGAAAAAATTGTTGGCGTCGGCTGCGTCTGGCCGGAGATGAGCCGTCAGGATATCGCGCAGGAGGTGCTGCTCGAGGTTGAGGCCGGCTCGATGGGCCGGCCGAACGCGGCGCAGGAGGTTGCAACCGCGCAGCGTGTTTATCCGCTGCTGATCCAGCTCCCCGGCATCGATCCAGAATTTCTCGCCAAGGATCTGCTGCGGCGCATGGACGACCGGCTCGATCTCACGCAGGCGTTCAAGAGCCAGCTGCCGTCGATCGTTGCGATGAACGGCATGTCGCAGGCGCAGCTCCCCGGCACCGGTCCAGCAGCCGGCGCGGCGCAAGGTCCGCAGGGCAAAGACAACGCCGCGGGACCAGCAGCGCAACCGCCTGGTGGACCGCCCGACGCCGCGCAGCAGCTCACCGGCGCGGGAGCTTCGCCGCCGCATCCGAGCGGCGCACCGGGCTCGCCGACTTTGCAATGACCGCCGCTAAATGAGCAAGCCTATGAAACGGAAATGCGACCGATGCAAGCAGAGCGATGATCTGTCTGCCCATGAAGGTCAGTTTATTTGCTATCCTTGCTGGGCTGAGGAAAAGCAAAAGAAAGATGGCTACTCGCTAGAATGTGCGCCGGTCGACTTTGCAATAAAATTGTTTTCGGATAGTCTCCGCGCCGTTCAGGGGAGTTTGTGGGCATTGTGGTCAACGGCTAAATGGCCGACGATCCAGCGCCTGCTGTTGATACGACATCGACGCCGCCAGTCTCCTCACCCGAGCCTGCGGCATCTCCACCTGCGTCGACCGGTGAAACTGCTCGTGCGCCATCACCAAGCGCACCATCTCCTCCAACTGAAAGTCAGGGCGAAACCCGAGAGACCTTGCTGCAGGCTGTGCAGAAGGCAGTCCCCGAGCTGCGAACCTCACAGACTGATCAGGAAGGGCCGGGAGGCGTTCCGCTCGCGCCCGCGTCACGATCTGAAACGGCCAAATATCCCGACAATGCTCCTTCCGGCGACGGTGACTTGCCGGAAGACGTATCGCCGGAAGAACTGTCGCAATTTCCACCAGCGTCCAAACGACGTGTCGAAAAACTTCTCGATCAACGAAAAGCATTACGCGCAGACGTCGAACGACTGAAAGCACTCGAGCCGAGCGCCAAGGCGGCCGAGAGTGTCACGCAGTATCTCAAGGCCAACGACATCGGCCAGGATGATTTTCTGCTGACGCTCGAGCTCGCCGCGGCGATGCGGCGCGGTGATTTTCGGACGTTCTACGAGGGTGTGAAGCCGTACATGCAACTGGCCGAGGAATATCTCGGCGTGCAGCTCCCCGCTGATCTGCAGCAACGGGTCGCTGAAGGTCACATGACCACGCAGGCCGCGCGTTTGTTCGCACGCGAGCGCATGGACCGGGCACTGGCCGAAAGCCAGCGCATCCGCCAGGCGCAAATGTACGACCAGACGACGACTGCGCACGCCCAGGAACAACTCGCCAATTCGGTGCGCGATGAAGTCAACCGGTGGGAACAGGCAGTGATGAAGGCCGATCCCGATTATGTCGCGAAGAAGCAAGCCGCTGTGCAGGACACGATGTGGGCGGTCGTCCGAGAAAAAGGGCGACCGCAATCCCCGGAACATGCCGTCGCGATCGCGAATGAAGCGCTGCGGCGTGTGAACCAGCACTCTAGTGCTTGGGTGCCTCCGAGACGCCCGACATCGATGCAACCGCGCAGCACAGGCACAACCAATGGCGCGGCGCCGGAAGCCAAAACCCTGCTGGAAGCAGTGCGATTTGCCAGAGAAAGCGCGCGCGCCTAGTTGAAAGGCGCAGCATAAAATGCCCGTCTACACACAGCCGCTGCTCGACCACATAACGACGGCGGCGCTGGACTGGTGGCTCAACAAGGGCACAGCATTCCAGAATGCGATCCAGGAGAAGCCGCTCCTGGCGATGATGGAGTCGAAGGCCAAGACGTTTCCCGGCGGCAAGGGCGACATCGTTGTTTCGGTGAAGGGCGACTACGGCAACACCGCAGCTCCCGGCACCGGCGACAAGCTCGTCGGCTATGAGTTGTCGGACAGCGTGCTCTACTACACGCCCGCCAACCTGAAGCAGGCGCGTTTCCCCTGGAAGGAAATGCACATCGGCATTTCGCTGACGCACTCGGAGCTCAAGACCGATGGCATCAGCATTGTCGAGGGGCCAAGCGACAGCAACGCAACCAGCGAACATTCCGGCCGCGACGATACCGTCCTGGTCGGGATCCTTAACGATGCACTCGAGGATCTGAGCGAGCAGTACGCGCGATCGCTCAACAACCTCCTGTGGACGAACGGTGTCGCCGACGCGAAAGCTCTCGCGGGGATGGCGGCACTGGTCACCGACGCACCCGGCACCGGCGTCGTCGCCGGCATCGACCGTGCGCTCAAGCCGTGGTGGCGCAATCGCGCCTACACATCGGCGATGGGCACCGCGGTCGGCACCACGCCGGCCCTCGGCGCGTGGGGCGGCGGGCCGATCACCAGTTCTGCCACTGGTGGCGGCGCGCTCATCACGCTGCTGCAAAACGAGTACCGACAGCTCTCGCGCTACGGCGGGCGCCCGAACACGGGCTTCTGCGGCAGTTCCTGGTTGTCAGCACTCGAGACCGAGCTGCGGGCGAACGGCAACTACTCGATGACGGGATTTTCCAGCGGCAAGGACGTCTCGGTCGGCACCATCAGCTACATGGGCACCGATTTCGAGTATGACCCGAGCCTCGATGATCTCGGCAAAGCGAAGCGCTGCTACTGGTTCGACAATCGAGACATTTATTTGGTCAAGATGGACGGCGAGTGGCGTCACCAACACTCACCGGATCGTCCACCGGACAAGTACGTCATGTATCGCGGTCTCACCTCCACCGGGCAACTCTGTGCGCGGCGGCTCAACTCGGCGGTGGTCATCGACATCGCCTGACAAGACCGGAGATCGCTGCCGTTCGTCGGCAGACCCAGCAGCGGTCTTCTCTCGCCGGGATTGGCAACCAACAACCAGTCCCGGCGTCATCTGCCAACCGGAAGGACAACGAATGTCAAAAGTGAAAATGCACTGGTGCGCCGGCAAAGTTAATCTCTCCGGCCAGGGCTTCACCATCATCTGGTTTGACCAGCACAACCCGATCAGCTGGCCGGAAGCGCAGGTGATGATGGCGGTGCATGGCGAGGAGAATGTCTACGACCTCAAGCCGATCGCGATCGGCGAGACGACGGTCGCCGAGGAGAAGGAGCGCCTGGCGATCAAATTCGGCTGGAAGCCAGCCGAACATGTTTTTCCCGGCCGCAATCCGCGCATGGAGATGCTGATGCCGGCGCACGAGCAGGAGCTGCCGGCGGCCGACCAGTATGGCCAGATCATCGGCGGGTTCGTTGTCACCGGCACTCCCGGCAATGGTCATCCGATCGAGGAGCCACCGTCGCCGATGCCAAAACCAATTCCGCCGCAGCCGGAAGACGACGAAGACGAAGAAGACGCCAAGCCGCCAATGACGACGCCCGGCCCGGCGGTGTTCAAGCCCGGCAAGCATCCGCGACCGGGTGCCTAGATGCCGGTCGGCGTGACACTGGCTGATCTGCGCACCGATCTGCGTGCCGAGACCGGGCAGTCGCTCAACATGGCGCAGGGCGTGCAGTCGCAGGCCACGCAGGACAACCAGCTCAACCGCCAGCAGACCGAACTGTGGGACGCCTGGCACTGGCCGCACCTGAGCTACTGGGTGGACAAGCCTTACTCAAACGGGCAGGCGGTCTACGATTTTCCCGACGACATGCCGTTCGACCAGATCGTGCGGATCATGATCTCGGAGGGCGGCACCGGCGGCTGGCGGATGCTCAAGTACGGCATTCAGGCCTACGATACCGGTCCCACCGCCGCACCCGGCTCGCCGATGCGCTGGGGCAACCAGGTCACGGTGACGGCCGGCAAGACCGATCCGGTCGGCAAGATGCTCGTCGTCCCGACCCCATCCGGTGACGGCATCATGCGCTTTGTCGGCCAGGCGCCGTGCAACCGCATGGTCGACCCGACCGACATCTGCGTCATCGACAGCAAGGCGATCGTGCTGTTCGCCGCGGCCGAGATCCTCGCGTTCCAGAAGGTGGAAGCCGCCGCGCTCAAGCTCACCAAGGCGCAGAATTATCTGCGCAAGCTGTTGCAGAACAGCGGCGCCGACAAGCGATCGAACTACAACATGGGCGGCAGCGCGCGCTCATCCGGCATCGATCACTTCGGCGCGCGGCCATACCGAAATTACGTTCCCGGCATCGATTACATCCCCTCGTGAGGTGACCGGTGGCGTATTTTACGATTACGGATTTCGCCGCCGGCCTCGATCTGCGCCGGTCATCGCTGACGGCGCCGGCCGGTACGCTGCGCAAGCTGACCAACTGCCACGTCACGCCCGGCGGCGAGATCGAGAAACGGTTTGCCTTCATCCCGTTTTTTGCCGCCAGCTCCGACAGCCGCTCGATCATCGAGCTGGGTGGCATGCTCTACGTCTTCATCCCCGGCGGCACCGCCACCACCGATCCGACCGGCGACTGGGATGTCGGCACGATGCAGCTCGACTGCAGCACCATCGAGGAAATCATCGATTACGATTTTTTCGACAACAAGGTGTTCGTGGTTGCCTACGTCGACGGCAACACCACCGACCCCGTTCATTTCTACGATGGCGTGAGAGTGCCCGACGCACACGGGCTCTACGTCCGCACCTACAAGAACAAGATATTCGCGGTGCAGGGCACGCTGCTGTGGTTCTCCGCGCCGGATGATCCGACCGACTGGACAAGCGAGGGCTCAGGCTTCATCGACCTGTCGCTCGGCGACAGCGACATGACAACCTGCATCGCGCTCGAGGTCTACTACGACAAGCTGGCGATCCTGTCGAAGACCGCCACGCAGCTCTGGGTGATCGATCCCGATCCGCTGCAGACGCAGTACGCGCAGACGCTGCGCCAGGCCGGCACGGTGGCGCCCAAGTCGGTGCTGTCCTACGGATCCGGCGACGTTCTCTATGTGGCGCCTGACGGCATCCGCTCGCTGCGCGCGCGCAACGCCTCGCTGGCGGCGTCGGTGTCCGACGTCGGTTCGCCGCTCGACCCGGTGATGCAAGGGCTATTCCGCGCCCAGGGCGAGCCGTTCATGAGCAAGATCATCTCCATCCTGCAGCCGGTCACCGGTCGCTTCTGGGTGATCCTGCCCGATCGCGTGTTCATCCTGTCGGCGTTTCCAGGCCCGAAGATTTCGGCCTGGTCCGAGTATCATCCGAGCGTCGAGATCGGCGGCGACGACGTGATCTTCTCCATCACGGCTGCCACCACGCACCGCCAGCACGTCATCGTGCGCGACGACAACGACACCATCATTTCCTACGGCGGCGCCGACGACACCGGCATCTGGATGGACTCGTGCCCGGTCGAGATCGAGTTTCCGTTTTTGTCGGGCGACAAGCCGGCGACACAAAAGTCCTATCAGGGCATCGATGCCGCGGCATCCGGCGAGTGGGATGTCTACGCCGCCACCAGTCCCGACGACGAAACCGTCGAGGACTATCTCGGCAAGATCATGGGCGCGAGCTTCATGCAGGGGCGCTTTGCCATCGAGGGGCGTTCGACGCACATCTCGATCCGGCTGCGCTCGGCGGTGCCTGGCCCGCTGACGCTGTCGAACCTGTCGGTGCATTACGCGACCGCGGAGCAGTCATGACCGTCAGGATCTCGATCGGCACCCTCGAGGCCGTCCGCTATGTGGCCGAACACATGCGCGCGAGCGATCGCATCGAGATCGCGGCGACAACGCCGAACATGGATCCTGACGAACTGGCCAAACGCATCATGCACAATGCGGACATGGTGTTCGTCGCGCGGTATGACGGCGTGCCTGCGAGCTGCTGGGGGCTGATGCCGATGTGGCCGGGCGTCGGCTACGCCTTCTGCTTCGGCACCGACGACTGGGGCAAGGTGCTGTTGGCGATGACAAGGCACGTCCGCCGGTTTATGGTGCCGCTACTGCTGGACACCGGTTTCCACCGCGTCGAGACGCGAAGCCTGGCGAGCAGACAAGACGTCGGTCGCTGGCTCGAGATCTTCGGTGCAGAGGCGGAAGCTGTCTTGCGCGGCTCCGGCGCGCGCGGTGAAGATTTCATTCTCTTCAGGTGGCTCAGTGATGAGCACCGGCCAGCGCAGAGCACGAACACACCCGCCGATCGACATCAGGCTGGCGACGATCGAGGACGTCGACGAGCTCACCATGCTCGCCATGACGCTGCTGCGCGAGAGCCCGACCTACCTCAAGCTGTTCTCCTGCGATCCGGCGGCGACGAACAAGTATCTGCGCGCCGCGATCTCAACCGGCGTGTGCCCGCACATCGTGGCGGTGCATGATGGGAGGATCATCGGCGTGATCTCGTATTCGCTCGACGGCTCCTTCTCCAACTACAAGTGCGCGGTGATGGGCGAGCTGTTCGTCTACAAGGAGTTTCGCGGCACGCCGGCGGGACGAATGCTGACCTGGACGGCGATGGATCTGGCGCGGAACGACGGCGCCACCGCCATGCACATTCCGATCGCCGGCGGCCACGAGGCGGTGCCGACACTCAAGAACATGCTGAAAAAAGTCGGCGCCGAGGAGATCGGCGTCATTTACCGAAAGGTGCTGTGATGGGCGGAAAATCCGGTTCGTCGAATAACCAGATGCTGCAGTTCGAGATGCAGCAGGCCGCGGAAGCAAAGCAGCGCGAGGTCGAGCGCCAGGCGCGGCTCGAGCAGGGCAAGACGGCGATCGACCAGCTCTTCAGCGGCGCCGGGTTCGATGATGCCTTCTACAACAAGTACAAGACCGCCGAGCTGTCGAACGCACAGGATCAGCTGGGCACCCAGTACAACAAGCAGCTCATGCAGACGCGCTACGCGCTCGATCGCGCCGGTCTTTCGCGCTCGTCCGCGGCCAACCAGGCCAAGGCCGACCTGTCATCGCAGAGGGATTTTCAGGACATCGGTTTCCGCACCAAGGCCGATCAGGACGTCGCCGCATTGCGCTCGGGCATCCAGGGCCAGCAGCAGGCCGCCTACAACCAGTTGTTTGCCACCGAGGATCCCGGCGTTGCCGCCAACACCGCGCTCAGCTCCATCAAGTCATCGGCCGCGGCGCAGCCGGTGCTGCAGCCGCTCGGCGAGCTGTTCAAGCCGCTGGTCATCGGCTCGATCTCGGCCGGGCAGAACCTGCTCGACCAGTTCACCGCCAACAATCCCAGTATCGGCGGCACCCGCCGTACGCCGGCGGTGAGTTTCACCGGCGACAACGCAGCGTGATGCACCATGTGTGAACCAATGCTCATGGGGGTGATCGGCGCCATCGGCTCGGCGGCGTCGAGCTTTGCCAGTTATTCGGCGCAGCAGTCGGCGATGAAGAAGCAGGAAGACGCCAACGCGCAGTGGGTGGCCTACCAGCGCAAGGCGCGCGCGGAAGCAAACCAGCGCGAGAATGAGCTGCGCCAGCAGGCCGAGGCCGCGCGCCAGAGCACACTCACCGAGCTCACGCCCGAAAAGCAGAAGGCGGCGCAGCAGACCGAGCAGGAGCGCCTGCAAAAGGACATCACGCCGGTCAACCTGCAGGGCCAGCAACCGGTGGTCGGCGACGAGCTGCTCGCGGGCCTGAAGGGTGCGGCGCCGGAGGTGCAGGCCGATCTCACCTCGAGGATCAACAACGCCGCGGTGGATGCGCGCAAGCGCATCGCCGCGCTCTCCACCATCCAGTCCTACGGCGACAGTCAATTCGGTCTGCAGAACCGCGCGCAGGATCTGTTCAACCAGTCTGGGCAGAACATCCGCCTCGCCGGCGACGAGCGGGCCGGCAACCTGGCCGCGCTCGGTGCGGCCGAACAGGTCGAGCCGGCACACATTACGGCTACACCGTCACCGTTTGGCGGCATTGCATCATCGCTCGCCAGTCTTGCCGGCAAGGGGCTCACCAGCGGTGCCGTGCAAAGTCCATTCGGATAACAGGGGTTGAGAGATGGCGCAGTTCTGGACCGAGGATCCGTCGATCGGCAACGCGCTCGCCGGCCTCGCCGAGAGCTTTTCCTACAAGAGCCAGCTCGCCGCGGCGAACGCGCTCGAGGATCTCAAGAAGAAACGCGCACAGGCCGCAGCAACGACGGGCGCGGTCAGTGCCAATGACGCGATGTGGAACGCGGTGCAGGCACCGACCGTGGCGCCGCAGACGCCGTACCAGCAAGCCTGGGTGGACAGCAGCGGCGCGCGCGGCAGCG